GGTCGACGGTGACGGTGTACGGGCCCGCCCCCGACACCGCGCGCACCGTGAAATAGTCGATCTGGATGATGTCGGTGACGTCGCGCACGCGGATGGTGTCGCCGACCGACACGGACGCGGTGAGGCTCAGCGTCTTCGTGCCGGGGGTGTTGGCGCTCGCCGTCGTGGTGTCCGCGCCGAGCGTGGGTTCCGAGTAGAAGACGGAGTTGAGCTGGTTGCCGACCGGCGACATGGTCGACAGGAGGATGGTGCCGGGGCTGCCCTCGATCGTGACGTCGTGCAGGCCGGAGAGCAGGATCGGCGTGGTGATCGAGTACGTCCCCGCCTTGAGGACGACCTTGCCGCCCAC